GTAGTTAACGTCAGCTTCTGCACGGATCGGGCCTTCTACATGGTAATAGCTCTGCTGAACGTCAGTAGCAACTGCCTGCTGTCGAATCTGCTCAGAGTAATATTTATTCTCAGTGTAGACAAGTTCCTCACTAAGAATGGGCATCCAGACGCCAACACCTGCCGCAGTAGGATCTACAGGAGTACCGTAAACAGTCTCTAATCCGATCCATACTGCACCGTTGGCGCCGATATCAGCGTTAGGCATTTAGCTTTCACCACCTTCAACAGCGGCAGTAGAATTTTCGATTAAGTCATCGCGTTCTGCCTTAGGCAACGAAGTTGTACCAGTCACCTTCATTAACGGATTACCGCCAAGCGCGTCCTTAAGAGGCAGACCTCGCTGAGCTACGAACAACCGTTCCATGTCCTCATCGACCTTTAATGTCCCGCCATTCGGAATGACTCCAAGACCATTAATTGCAAACTCGAAGTCCTTAGGAAAGTCGGGATGATTAAGCGAGACTTCGTAACTCATTTGAACCTCGTTTCGTTGATCCCGAACCACGTCAGCCTAGTACAGACGACAGCATCTCCTTTAGTGACTCTAGGAGGTAAAACTCCGGGAGCTTCCGACTCTACATAGCTGTGAATGACTCGATTGCCTAGCTCCATGTCACTTTCCAAAAAATCAACTAACCGTGTAGCTAATGCTAAATCTTCGTAGTTTCTAGTTCTTCGATCTGTCATCATGTTCGAGTGAAGAACATGAATGAATGCTCTCATTCCAATTAGGAATGTAGCAGTTCCATGCAAGTCTTTAGTGAATGGAGCGGCATTGATGTGTAATGCTGGATAACTCGGTGTAAGAGTTTCGTCGTATTTAGCTATGTACTCGAATGGAAGTGTTGACCTTCCGATGTAATCAGCCAAGAACTCGACTAACTCTTCTGGCCTCGATATCCGATCAACTGTAACTACTGGCATTTATTCAAAAAACGTATTAAAGGCGTCTACCAAATCTCGGGCCGCTAGGAGTACGAAGGATAGGCTGACCACGCCGAGTATAACTAATAACCGGGAATGTACCGCCAACATAGACCCCCATCTGTGGTGGAATCTCGTCAGAAACTTCTTCGATATTTCTGGCAAACCAGTTGTTGAATATCTGTTCGATTAACTCGATATCAAAGTCATTTAATCCAACGAAACGTCTCTGCGGTAATCCTCGTCCTTTTCCTGCGCCAGTTCTTAAAGCCTCGGCTTCTTCCTCAGTAAACGTCGGTTCTTCCATCGACGTACTGATTTTAGCTAATGCACTACTTAATGCTCCTGGCTGAGTTCCGGTTTGATGAAAATCCATGTATCGAGGTAAAGCGGCTGGAATAAACCACAACGTGTCCTCGGTAACAAACCACGCTGATTCGCTCGTTGCAGCAGCTTTACCTTCACCTGTTCTAACAAGAATATCCTCAGGATAACCAGCAGCTAATTTGTATTTCTCGTATCTAGGACTGAGAGGCGCCCAAGGGATACCGTCGGGATCAGTCTCATCATCAAAATGTAATTCAGTAGACTCTATAGCTACTTGTCGAGCTTCTAGCATCGGCGCTCTAGCATCTTCCATTCTGCTTGCTAGATGAATAAATGCTTGCTGAATTACAGGTATGTCGGGTTTCCATTCACCGTATAAGACAAAGTCCTCATTATCTAGAATGGTAAATCTAGCCAAAACTCTGATCCATAGTGAAATACGGGCCAGCAGTAGTATCGTTAGGCCAAAAATCTGAACTAGACATATCTAGCTGATTATCACCTATGGGATTACCGCTACTATCTGTTACTATGATATTTCCTGCTCTAATTCCAGTAAGAGTTCCTATAGCCTCATTATATAAAGTCTGTGCATACTCTGGAATATCCGTGCTATCTTCTGAGTAAACTTTTCTATACAAAAACGCTGCGATGAGCCGACCCGCAACACCCCTAATCAAATCAGGAGTAGTGTCAGGATCGGCCCATCCAGCGATTATTACCGGAGTAAAAACACCAGCAAGCTGACCTCGGATTAAACGCTGTGCATCTATCTGCTCTTTGGCTGTATTAGCTAAATTAGCTTCAAGCTTATCAGCAGGTAACCACGTATTGATATCCTCGTTGCTTGCTAGCAGTTCAGCCATATTACTTGCTTACTTCCTTCGCAGGAGTTCCGCCCTTTTCAGTCTTTCCAGACTTAACCGACGTACCTGCTCCACCCTCTGAACGCAACTCCATCTCTAAACGCTCACGCTCCTGAGCTAACATCTTTAAACGATGCTGGTTAGGAGAATCAGCGTTAGGATTATCGGGATCAAGACCCTCGGGCCACGGAGTCGAGCGAACCGAGCCGATAGTAACGAGATTATCGAACTCGTCATCATCAACGCCAAGATCGCTAGCACTAACTTTCTCACCGGGACGAATAACCTTTGGCTTATCGCCACCGACTCGAATGTTCGACCAAGCGTAATAATCATCAGCCATAGTTTACACCCCCTCCCTAGCTTAAGGCTGCGACGGCCGACTTGAACAGATAGCCAGCAGTAGGCGAAACGAGCTTAAGATCGTACTTCCAGTTAGTACGAACAAGATCAGCCTTCCGCTGTTCCTCGCGCCAACGCTCAGTCGGGCGAGTAGTACCGTCAGGATAAATTTCAGCAAACGTCTTAGCGAACGTCTTAGTTTTCTGTCCAGGCGTCGGATCAACAATACCGAGCCAAACGTCCTGGCCCCAGAACGATACGATGTTCTCAGTTGCATCGACGTTATCTGCTGAGTTGTAGTGGCTATCCACAACGAACACCCTGAAATCAGTAGCCTCGCCAGGCAGACCAAGAATCTGTCTCCAAGCATCCGCTGAATAGATGTTCGTATAAGTGTAACGACCGACAACCCGAGGATGATTCTCAATCACGCCAACAGCATCATACGGAATAGCCATCGTGTTAGGATAGCGTCCCGTATCGAGATAGACTCTCTGAATCCCGAGCTTGATGTTAGCGACAGGATCGCTGTAAGCCGTGTTAGGATCACCAGCCGTAGCTAAGGCATAGTTGCTCCACTGAGTACCAGTACCGCCACCAGTAAGAGTAACGGTATGCCCTGCCGGATAGTTGGCCGTATTACGGAACGTACTAGCAACAAGGAACTCATGCTCAAGAGTTAAGCTACGAGTAATGTACTGCGTAGCATCTTCCTCAGGATCAATCTGTAAATCGCCAGCAACGTCAGCATCGGCAAATCCACCCTGAGACTGTAACTCTCGCCGTTCCTCGTCGTAGATCGGAGACTGTAATGCGTGCTCAACAGTCTTGAACGTATCCTCGCTCCACTTACGCGCCCCGACCTCGTTAGCAACAGTACCAGGCTCACGACGCGAACGGTGAATCAGCCAGTCGCTCCGATCGAATACACGATACCGACCGGATGCAGTACGAACGCGAGTCTCAGGGGCAAGCCTAAGACCATAAACGTTCTGATCCTGGAAACCTACGCTTAACTGCGTAAGAATAGGATCAACGTAAAGAGCGGAAGGATCATACATTAGTTTAGCTCACCCCCTTCTTAAGCGACGCCACCACCCTTAGAAAGATCGACGCCACACTCGTTACCAGCACCGCTATTGGTAAGCTCGTCAACCATTCCAAGGATATTATTTCCAGCCGCAGCAGCAACTGCACGGCCCTGATTGTCTGTAGCTACTAAATCACCAACTGCTAACGCAGCACCCTGCTCGACAATAGCGCGTCCATCAGTCATAACAGAAGCGCCCTTGCCCTTATCAATTTCTGCAAGCGTTACGCCAAAGAGCGAGACGCCGTAAGCACCTTCACCAGCAGTATCACACTGGATAACAGTCTGTCCAGTTGTATCCGTCGGATCAATCTTGACAAACCGCTTCTTAGTAATGGCACCACCAGCGTTCCGGCCCTTTGCCATTACAAAGTTCTGACTTGCAGGCATCTATTATTTCACCACCTTTAGCGCGTTACGCCCGCGTTACGATACTGTTCCGCAAGCACAGGGAATCGCTCAACAGCCAACTTAAGAGCGACGCTTCTATCAACCTGATCCTTCTCCATGATCTCAGTGACCTTATCAGCGAAAGCCTTGCGCTGCTGATAGACCGTGCCGGTAACACGAACGTCGCTATCAGCAGACTGATCTTCACGGGAAGAACCCCTCGTACCGTAATCAACGATACCATTATTAGAAATAGCGTCAAGAACGCCTTTGAAGTCATCGAGCGTCACGTTGTCCTCGTTGAACTTCTTAGCGACCTCTTCGATCTTCTGAACAACAAGACCGCTGTAACCGAGCGTAGTCTCTTCGGTTTTATCACCAGTCTGCTTAACGAGCCGCTGATTAGCGAATGCCTCAGAGAACCGCTTAGCCTCGTTATTGCGACGCTCTTCCTTAAGACGCTCTAACTCCTTAAACTCCTCAGGAAACTGCTCCGAGAAAGCTTTGCGCTCGTTATGCTGCTTAAGAGCCTCACGCATAGGAGCAACTTCATCATTTAAGTCCTTTACGGCCTTAATGATATCGGCGTCCTCCGCAAGACCGAGAGCCTCACGTAACTGCTTTTCGAGTTCCATTTCACCACCTTCATTAGTGACCGTAGTAGACCTATCGGGAGTGCTCCCGTCCTCACCCGGAGGCGGTGTATCAAGTCTATCTCCCGCACTATCATCTTCGTTAATAGACGGATCAACAGGTGCGCCGGGATCGGTAAATTCCTCCGGCTGAGCGTTCTTAGCCTGCTCAACCGTAATACCAACTTCTGAGAAGTTAAGCGGAGCCATGCCCTTAACATACGGGCGGTTCGTTAAAGCTCCACCATCGTAGACGAAATCGTGAGTCTCGCCCGTGCTAGGATGAGTCCATGTATCATAGTGAGACGCCGACCAGTAATTCCACTCGCCATTATCAATCTCAGTCTTGGCGATATCGTTAAACTGGACAAGCCCCCACAGGCCGGGATTCGGGCGTAATTCGTCAGGAGAGGTTACAACAGCTAATTCAATAATCTCTCCTGCTGCTTTACCACCCTTGGCCTTATCCTCACCATGATCGTAGTCTGCAAAGAGCTTAACGCCCTTTACGCTTTTATCGAATGAGTCCTTAAGACGCTGAGCCGTCTCGACGTCGATAGTCGTATCGCTGAATACAGGATGCGACCACGAATCAAATGGGTACTGCTGCACCCATAACTTATTGCCGTCAATCCATTTATCGGAAAAGTTCTTTACTGGATTGAGGTAACTCTTTGGTGTGTCCATAGATACCTCACTATTATTCTTTCTTCCTATACTAGCGTAGATAGCCTTCATCTGCGCCATAGCCTGTTCTTTAGTAGCGTGCCAGCGTCCATTAATGTCGCCGGTGTCTACGTTATATACACAATACGGCTTAGACTTGTCAGGAGCCTGACTAGGTCTATATGCTACTTTGAATCTTTCTGAGGGAGGCATTCTATATTTAGTCTCTTGTCTAGCCACTCATCGCAACGATCAAACATCTTACGGCGCTGTAGGTTAGATCGAGTATACGGAAGAACTTTCGCTATACCTGACAGAGTCGCGTCTATTTCTTCGACTGTATATGTTCTAGTGGATTTAATCTGACGGCTAGAAGCCGTT